GGCAACGATAATCTTGATTCTAAAAATGAATCAAGAATTCTATTTATTTCTTTTCCTTTATTAACATCATTTGACTCTACCCATCCAATTAGCGTAGCTGGCTTTCCAGTCGCTGGAGATGTGTATGAAGAATCTTGTGACATAAATATGGATTTAGTCTCTTCACAATAAAAAATATTTTCTGTTAAAACTTCTGTTGCAATTCCTTTAAACATTAATTGACCATTCATTTTTTGAATAGACAAGATGTTGCATAATTCGTTTGCTGGAGAATCTACTACCGATAGCTCCATTAAAGAATAATCTTTAATAAATCTAACTGTCTGTCCTGTCGCCTTGTTAACTTCGTTTTCAGATTCTTTAATCTTTCCGCCAATTGAGAATCCTGCCAAAGTTCCGTCTAAAATCTTTTCCCATGTGTCTTGTGCGCCTTTAGAGATATAGGCATCTACATATACTCCGTTATAAAACTCTTTGGTTTCAGGGTTGTAAAAAGTCTCTGGTTTAAAAGAAACCATTTTGCCTACTGCATTTGATCCATGCATTTCTCGGATATTGCCTCGGAAATTTTCAAAAGCTTTTAGGCTTGCTTCTGCGGTTACCACGTCATTGGTTTGATCAACATTGTCTAATGTTGCAAAACCAGATACGGTTCTTTTTTCACGGTTGACCTTTGTAAATGGCACGGACAGGGTAATGTCGTCGCCAATAGATGACCAATGAGATTTTTCAATATTCATATGCTTAATTTTATCTTTTAAGATGTAAAAAGGCAAATAACTAGTTGCCTAATAATTAAGAAGTTGCTCTTCCCTCGCCTTTTGGATTTCTGGCCTCCCCTGAAATATCAGGTGTGTTAGAATCTCTGTCTTGAGTTCTCTGCCTAGTATTCAAAGCTTGGGCGGTTTGTTCTGCCTTATCCTGAGACTTTAAATCAACGACCTGATCTCCACCCTGCCTTGGGGACATTCCTCGTCTAATTCTTACCTCATTTGGGGTAATGACCTGCATCCTCAAATATCTTTCATCAATCTTAGACTGAGTATCTTCGTCTGTTAGGGTTAACTCATTAAACTTCAAAACAAGTACGTCTGTCTTTTCTGAAATAATTCTATTTAATTTCTTTTCTAGAATATCCTGAGCTGGACGACATACCTGTTCTTTAAACATTTTATCGGCATCTCTCGCTGAGGCAAGGCTGACTCCTTCTGGAACTCCAATTTTATTTATTGGAACTCTGTGAGATAAAAGAATTTCATCACGATTTGATTTTCTATAAGTGTTGAAAGAAGAGTCTTGAATGTTTGCTTCAACTGGCTCCATCTTAAACTCTACCTTTGAATCAGAAGAATCTGGAGGTAGTGGAACATATAAAGATCTATGATTCTTTCCTTTTAATCCTACCTGAAAAAATTCAAGTAGTTTTCGCTCTGACTCAGGAGATAGCTTTGCTCCCTTAACTGTAATAATATATCTTGGCACAGCCTTGTTTTCAAAGTAGTCTAGGTTATACTTTCCTGCAAACTCGTTTCCTGCCATCGCATTTTGAGAAGCAACAATGTCTGGTATTCCATAATAATTGTTCATAGGAGTATACTTCTTAAAATGAATAATTTCGTTTGGACGATCTGCTTCTCCAGCAATCGGGTTTTCTGTTTCTTGATCTCCAAAGTTTCTAAAGAATACGGCTTTTCCGTAAAGCAATTGAATAAACCCGTCTCTTAGTCTACGGACTCTCATTGTCTTTGCTGGGATATGCCCAATATATCCAATGTTTCCGCTTGTTGTTCTACCGATTTCTAAGAAGCCGTTTCCTGATGCTTCTAGATCTGTGTATACCTTTACCAAGGTCTCTACAAAAGTTTCTTCCTCATTTACTTCTTCTAACCAAATATCTAGCTGTTGTCTTATTCTATCCATTTTTCTTCGTGCACGGTTTAATTGTGTCTCGTCTGAAATGTTATCTAAAGCTTCTATTGCTTTTCTGCTTTCTACAAATGAATATCCTAGTCCTACAATATTTGCAACCTTAGCATTAATTGCTGCATAGTTATATGGAGATATTTCATAAATTTTTGAAAGGTATTCTAAATTATATGTTGGCTCAACAAGATCAAATAATGCGTAACCAGTTACGGCTTGTTGTAGTAGGTTTTGCTGTGTGCCAGTTCCATCTATTCCAGAAAGCCTTTTTTGAAATTCTCTAGAAACTTTACGCTTAAAAGCTGGGCTTAGGCCACTAACTTTTTTTAAATCTTCACCCTCTATTTTGAATGGATCTGTTTGTATTAATACTGGCTGACTAAAATTAAAAAGGTCAGAAGAGTTTGATATAGACACTTCGTTATTGAATGTGTTATCTTCTTCTACATATTCCATTATCTACCACTCTCTCTTTTTAAGGCTTTCATCTCATCCTTATAGCTTCCGATGTCAAAAGGATCTGGGACTAGTCCCCACTTAAGTCTTTGTTCTTGTTCTGCAAATTCTTCGTCATTAATTTTTCGTCTGGCAGAAAGAAACTTAGGCTGTCCTTCGTAAATACCGTACGAGCTAACTTCTCGAGCCAAAGCATCGATTCTGGATCTATTGCCTTTTTTGGACGTGACCGAAAGAAAGTTGCCATCATCGTCTCCAATCCACCTGCCATCTGGCATTTCCCAAACATATATCCCTAAAACTGAATCTTCTATAATTTCTTTTTTAATGTTCTTAATATCCATAGTATTTTATTTTACCATTATTTCCTGTTTAAGTCCAGCTTTTTGTCACGGGCTGTGACACAATTATATACTTTCGACCACGGTCCAGTCATAATTATAGTAGTTAAACGAGTTTTCTGTCACAGAGGCTAACGAATTAGATACCACCTGGGGAGATGTTCCTGTGTATAGTGAGAGGTGCTCTATTGACTTGTTAAGCGTAAACTCGTAATCGTATATGGCTATATTCTGATAAAGAGCCTCAATTGCCCCCGCTGATGAATGATTTATCTTAATATCTCCAGATATTGGGTTAGTAAAGGTAATTATCACATGGTATAGGTGGTCTTTGGTGAATATATTATGGATATCGGTTTCTGTGCTTTTGTCTGCTCCGTTTACATATATCTTGCTTATATTTGTTTTAGATATAATATCTAATGGCCAAGATAGGTCGGAGGCAGAATATCCTGATCCCGCCGTTGAATTGACTATCCCTCCGTCGTTTATCGTAGAGGGCGTATAGAAAAATTCTAAAGTTTTAACAAGCATGCTGGTATTTATTTTAAATCCAGATCCTTCTTTTACCGATACTCCATTTCTAGCATCTCTAGAAAGTATCTCATATGTGTTGTTGCTTAGACCAATATCTTTTACTAAGACCCCGCTATCTCCTTCTAGTGTTAAAATGTATGAAGAAGAATTTGTTGAATAAAGTCTCTGGTTATCGTAAAAACTTATTGATAGGCTAGAAAGTTTTGGCAAATACTTGCTATTATCTGTAGTAGTCATAACAATCCTGACATAAAGATCTCTAGAGGTGCTAAAAGAAGATAAAGAGTATTGAGGAACTGGCTGCCCATTAATACAAGACACGTAGTTTACTCCATCAATGCTCGTTAGAACCGCTACCCCGTTGTCTCCGTCCCACTCAATTCTTGACGAGTCCATATCTGGTCCGCTTGGTATTGTAAAAAAATCATCTATTGTTATTGTTTTTGAAACACCAGATCCCTGAGCAATTTTTATAGATAAATCATTTTTGTCATAAAACAAATCATCATTTAAAAAATTTTCCCAAGATTTATCTGCAGGATATGAGTAAGAATATTTTGTAGTTATAGCGTCATCAAATACTTCAAATAAGTGTCCTGAGTCTGGATAAACAATTTCAGAAGAGTCCATTGAGTGCCCTAAATCATAATGAGACTGAATGCTTTCTTCTGATAAAGCATATCTATACAAAGCAACACAATTCAGAAGCATGTAATCTTGTAAATTATTAACTGGGCCAGAGGCTAAAACTACGTCTGTATTTGTAAAAATATTTCCTGATAAAGATTTTTCGGCCTGGAGTTCTCCATCTATAAATAAGTAGGCATTCTGACCAGTGTAAGTGGCTACTATGTGCATTGATTTTCTTTTATAGGGAATAGTCCAAGAAATTTCTTGAGTGTCTAATTTAAATACAAGGTTGCCTTTATCGTAAAACAGTCCAATATTATTAGCTAGGTCTCCGACTATTGGGATTAAAGAGGTAGAAGTTGTATTTATATTAACCCAGCATTCTATACTAAAATCGTTATCATAAGAGTTGGTGTTTGCAAAACCTGCCGCCGACTGAGTTCCCGAATAATCATTTAATACTGGATATATAATTGATGAAAGCCCAGATAGTTTTCTAGATTGAGAAAATCCAGAAACTAATGGCAAAAATCCAGTATGTATGGCACCGATGTATACTCCGTTATTTTCAGATCCAGAGATGTCTGCAACAGTAGCGCCGCTCAACTCAGAGTAACTGTCAAATCCACTTAGTGCTGCTGTGTAACTAGCATAATTAGATAATAGCTGTGTGTAAGTTAAAACTCCACCACTAACAACAGATTCCGCTGGCCAAAAAGCAAGCGGATAATCTGATAATACTTTATATTTATAGGACACTTTACAGCGCTGCTATTTGAGTTTGTCTTTCAGAAATTGCTGATTCTAAATTAGATAATCTTTCTGCATCTGGTGCAGATTTAGCATTTTCTATTAGAACTTCAACTTCTAAAGCATACATCTGGTATTCGAGTGAGCGAATAGAAGCTTGCTTGATAGCTGCTTTTTCGTCATCTGTTAACTGTGTATATGTTGGCATTTTTTCTCATTTCTATTTATACAATAGATCTAACTGCATCTATTTGTAATATCTTATCATTTATTAAGTTTTCTAGTACTGATATGTTAAACTCATTTGTTTCTTCATTTAACCTTGCTTGCAAACCTTCTAAGGCATATTCTAGACCAGCAATTGCTGATATCCTAATTT